AAATGGATGAAAAACGGTTGAGACAAAAAAGAAACTTTGAGCTATGGTGCGAAGGTAGAGATAAGGAGATGACATGAATAAGCTGTCCTGGTATCCGAAGCGGAAGAAGAAAGAAAAGAAACAACCAACGTATTTATGGATTGATTATTGATATGGACGCTGAATCTGTAATACTCAATGCAACACGACAATATCTCAGGCTTAAAGGTTGGTATGTTATGCGGATACAACAAAGTATCGGCTGTCATCCAGGTATATCTGATCTGATAGCCGTTAAGCGAGGCATGACAATATTCGTAGAAACGAAATCCCCTAAATGGAGGGGCAAGCTATCCAAAGATCAGGAGAAATTCAAGGCTGAGATTGAGGCACACGGAGGGATGTTTTTTGTAATTGATAGCGTGGATGAAATGATTAAGATTGTTGATGATTTGGAGCATACAGAAAAGCTAAAGGAGAGATTACCGTGACACAAATGGAAGAATGTGGAACCTTACGCTTTGACATTGCCGCACGGATTGTTGAGGAACTGCGGAGATATACCGATACACGCCCGGACAGAGAAAACACCATACACATTCTGGATGGCGCCGAGCAGATGGTTGCGGAACTGAAGCAGATCGAAACCGATTTGCACCGGACCGCGAGAAGAAAGACGAACGGCAGGAAACCCATAGCGACGGCCCTAAAAGAATGGCAGAAACGGTATGAGGCTATTTTTGAGAATATGCAAGTAGCCCAGGCACTATTTAGGGAATACCGGGGGGATATAGAGAAGCTGTATCATGTGGTTCACGGTATTAGAAGGATGATGAACATTATGGGCGGTATTGATGACCGGTTGAGGTTTATCGCGGAAGGGTTGGATAAGAGATTGATCAAGAAGGGTAAGAAGAAATAACTTGTGCTTTTTCATGTTCGGCGCACTCGCAATCGCCAGGGTTAGCACACCCTCTCCTTGCCTCCTTGGAGCCCGACCAAGAGTATAATTGCGAGATCGGGCAAAAAGAAAGGCCCCATTGCGAGGCCTGAACGGTAGGAAAAGGGAAGGGTTAGAACAAACTGCAGAGTATGGTAAGACTGACCGAAAATATCCCTATCGCTGCAATAGCCCCCCAAAGGATAGATTTAATCCGAGTGGGTTTATCGTCGGGAGACCATGTGTAAGGGTCAATCCATTATTGCCATTTATTCTATGAATATGCTTTCCAATTTCATACCTGCAAAAACTGCCATTGCTTTCCTTTCCAATGGTGTCATTATTCTGTTACCTCTGATAATCTGCTTAACTGTACCCACATCTTACCAGCACCTTGAGCGGGAGTTACCAAACAATCAACACGACCAAATACTGCCTTGACATCTAATATCTGCACCACCACTTGAAAACCATCAATTTTGAGTAATGCAATATCTTTGTTGCCTGTCTTGTGTCCGGTGAGTTTGAGTATATCGTTTATGCTCATTGCCTTTCCCTCCTTATTATTTGTTGTGTAGTACATACTATACATTATACACTATATATCGTAACTGTCAAGCACAATCTTAAATAATTAAATTAATGAATTCATATTTGGCAGGATACCCCGATGCTTGCGTCGGGGATGAATGCCATTAGAAAATTTAATAAATAAATAGCGTGTTTTGGCATAAATATTGCCGTTATAATAATATCAAGCACTTACGCTTATTATTACCGTAACGATTCTACTTGACACGGTGGTAATAATGTGAAAAGATAAGTTTGTGGCAACATCTAACACCAAGAAGTCAAAAAAAAGACCCCTTAATATCAGAGAAAGAAAATTTATCAAGGCTCTTGGGGAAGGGTTATCGCCTGCCGATGCCATGAGAAAGGCGGGATATGCCGAAAATACAGCTATTTACAAGTCAGGAGAGAAGTTAAGAAAAGTTAAAGAGCCAGTCCAAAAAATTATGGAAAGGCTTGGATTGACAGATGAATATCTCTTAACAGGGTTCAAAGAAGGAACAAAAGCAACCAAGGTTATTTCCGCAACAATCATTGCAAAAAACGGTGAAGGCATGAAGGATGCTGACAGCATGACTAAGGACTTTGTAGACGTTGACGATTTTGCCGTCAGACATAAGTATTACGAAACATTAGCAAAAATTAGTGGCCTGCTGAAAGACAAGATTGATGTATCTGGGGATATTGTCGTTGAAGTTGTGAGGTTTGCTAATGGCTCAAAAGATTAGGCTCCCTAATAATTGGATACCACGTACCGACCAACTGCCACTCTGGACGTATCTTGAAAACGGCGGAAAGCGAGCCGTCGAAGTAGCACATAGACGATGGGGCAAGGATGATGTTGCCCTGCATTTTACTGCAACGCAGGCAGCACAACGTATCGGCAACTATTGGCACATGCTTCCAGAATATAAGCAGGCCAGGAAAGTTATCTGGACGGCTGTAAACCCACGGACAAATAAAAAACGTATTGATGATGCCTTTCCGCTTGAGATCAGGAAGAAAACCCGCGAAGATGACATGGCTATCGAGTTTAAGAATGGCTCAACGTGGCAGCTTGTAGGCTCTGATAATTATAACTCGCTGGTAGGTTCTCCCCCTGTTGGTATTGTCTTTTCGGAGTGGGCGTTAGCCTCACCCCTTGCATGGGCGTATCTTGCCCCTATCCTTGAGGAAAACAACGGATTTGCATTATTCATCTATACCTCTCGCGGCAATAACCACGGAAAAACCACCTATGATTATGCGAGAGTTACGCCGGGATGGTTTGGACAACTGCTTACCGCACATGACACCCCCGTATTTAATGCAGTGCAGATTGAGGGCATAAGACAGGAATATATCAGGATGTTTGGCCCGGAAATGGGAGAAATGCTGTATTTGCAGGAGTATGAGTGTTCGTTTGAGGGCGCTGTTTATGGCTCCTATTATGCCAAGCAAATGGCACAAGCCCATAAGGATAAGAGGATTTGCAGCGTACCACATCAGACCGGACAGGAAGTAGATACGTTTTGGGATTTGGGTGTTGATGATTCCATGACGATCTGGTTCATGCAACACATCGGCAAGGAATATCACTTCATAGATTATTACGAGTCAACTGGTTACGGCCTTGAGCATTATGCCAAGGTATTGAAAGAGAAACCCTATGTGTATGGCAATCACTACATGCCACATGACGCAGAAGGGCGGGAAATGTCAAATGGAGTGATAGCAAAGAGCAGGCGTGAAGTGGCACAGAATTTAGGTATTAAGCCAATTATAGTTGTAGAGCGAGCCAAAAATATTGATTTGATTATTCAGGTACATATTCCAGCCGTAAGGAATATTTTAGGGCAATGTTATTTTGATGAAGTTAAGTGTCAACCTGGTATATCGGCCCTCGAAAGTTACAAAGCTGAATATGACGAGGAGAAGAAGGTACTGGCGCCACGTCCGAAACATGATTGGGCGAGCCATGCAGCAGATGCTTTCAGAACTTTTGCTGTAGGTTATCGAGGCAGAGCGAGCAGTATTATGAAGCCAGTGCCAAGGTTAGGGGCTTCATACGCTTACAACCCCAAATTACGAGGTGTTATCCGATGAGTAAATGGATACAGGTGTTCAGAGGTAAGGAAAGACGCAAAGATCAGGAACGATGGGCATGTACGTCATGTTCTGCAACCTTTGAAGGCGATCACAACACCCACCCGCCGAATGGTGTTTGTCAGTGTGCCGAGTGCAAGGGGCACCTTGGGAACACGGAATTATATCGCAGGAATTACGATCGCATAAATTGGAGCGGGATAAATGGCAAGGCGTAAACAGCAAGACCCTGAGTTAATCACCGACCCGAAGGAACTTGAGGAACGCAAAGAAGCGGCTACGGCGTATGGGGATGAAAACCCCGATATGTATGTGGAATATTGCCACGAATGCATAAAAGAGAGTGAGAAGGCCACCCATGACATACGCTATCTCTGGGATGAGTGCTACAAGGCATACCGGGCCAAGATAGATTACAGCAATAAGCAGGATTGGCAGGCCAAAGTCATAACAGGTGACATGATGGCCGTTGTCAAGCAGGCTACCGCTATTGTCAGGAAGGCATTTCGTCAGCCCGATTGGTTCAACGTAGACCCCCAGGGCGATGATGACGCAATAACCGCACAATTCAACCGAGAGCTCTTAACCTTTTGGCTCAACCAGCAACACGCAAAATTCGGTACGAAGTTTAGTGATGCCTGCGAGCTTGCTTTTGCAATCGGGCAATCTCATGAGATCATCCCTCGTTGGGAAGATGGAGTTGGATTGACCTTCGACCTTGTACCTCCCTGGCAGATACACCGCGATCCTGATGCAAGCCCCCGCGATCCGTGGAGTGGAAACTATTGGATACACACGGAATGGCTGGATTTGTGGAGAGTTAAGGCATTGGGCGACAATGGGCGCTATGTCAGGCTTGAAGATGTGACAGCCTCAGAGAACCAGTGGCCGGCAGGAGAGAGTCAGGAAAAGAGGGCAAGACGAAAAGGGCAGTACCATCAACGCAATACCTACCGACAGTCCGTGAAGGTTATCGAACAGTGGGGAGTTGTCCTCGATAAACAGGGGAATATGTTACTACCCAACGCACGCTTCATGGTAGCCGGTGATGTGCTCATCCTTAACCCGGAACCTTCGCCATATCCTACGCTACGATGGCCAGGAGTATCATTTTCACCCATGCCCGATATGTTTGCCTTTGAAGGACATGGATTGATTGAATCAAGCCTATTCTTGTGGCTCATGTCATGCAATCTTATGAGCCTCCACATAGATGATTTGAACTGGCGCGTCAACCGGATACGGGAGATCAACCGTTTTCTCATGGAAGACCCAACCGACGTAATTATTGAACCTGGAAAACCGATATTCAGGGCTGAAAATGCACCATTGACCGGAGAGATTATTCGTGATGCCTACGTTCAGGGCAGGAACACGGACGAGGTGCTTGCAATCCTCCAATACTACGACAGCAAACGGGAAAACGGCTCATTCATCAACCAGTTTGTGGCAGGGCTCCCGGGACAGAGAAGCAATATAACGAAGGGCGAGGTTGAGATCAAGACAGAACAGTCCATGGGTATCTTCGACAGCATAGGCGAGGATATAGAGGAAGCAGCTATTCACGTTATCAAGGCAGTTCTTGAAACCATCATACCGAATTGGAGCGAATACAGCTACCCGCCAATATCGAGGGTGTTTCCGAACAACCCGGCGTTTGCCGCGTTTGCGCAAATGGGACCGGAGGAACGCAGAGAGATGCTTGAAGCAAACTGCGACATCACGGTAAGCGGTGTCACGGCCCAGATTAAAAACAGTGACCTCATACCACGCCTGCAATTTATGATGCAGAAGGCGGAAAGCCAGTTATTCGGTAAGTATTTCAAACCGTATGAACTTCTGAAGGAGTCAAACACCGTTTTAGGTTTTTACGATCCCAAGTTTATAGTGACCCCGGAAGAAGCAGACCAGATTGAACAGGTTATCTCCCAGATGGAGGCAGAGGCAATGATGGCGCAGGAAGCGGCCAACAACGTCGTGCAGATACCAGGGCAGAAGCAGTTACCGCAGGGAGGTATGTAATGCCAGCAAAAAGCAAGTCCCAGAGAAGGCTCATGGCTATGGCCAAATACGCACCCGAGAAGATAAGCAAGAAGAACAAAGGTGTTTTGGATATGACAGGCAAGCAGTTATCAGACTTCGCCAGCACACCGGAGAAGGGATTGCCGAAGAAGAAGGGGAAGAAGTATGCAGACTGACATCTTAACCGGACAGCCAAAGACCTTTGACATCAATCAGAAACGCCAGCGAGAGGAAAAGATTCTTGAGGTTCAGATAGACAAGGGCATGGAGGCGGAAAAGAGGTTGTCGAGCGAGGAAGGCAGCTATTTTGTTAATCTCGTCCTGGACAAGCTCACCCAGAGGATCAACATACTCGTACAAAACGACTCAGAGGCGACAACGCTGGTGAACATGATACGCAGCCTGAATTATCAGGTTGATATAGGACATGCAGCAGCAGAAAGGCTGTTGATGATACGGAGAGAGAAGAAATGAAGGCAATCAACCGCCCCCACAAGGACACGCGGATTGAAATAAAAGAAAGGCCAGCCCCGACACGGACACGCTGGAAGGTGACACAATGGCAACAACGGTAACGGCTGAAATGTTAAACGGTGACGGAAAAGATACGAAGGACACACTTACCACCTCCCTTGATGCCAAGGAAACAGATGGTAAGCCCCCGGAAGGTATCGAGCCAAAGCCCCCGCTTGAAGGATTCGGAGAAGTGGAGGAAGAGGACAAGCCACCAGAAAAGCCCTTGAAGTACAAGAGCCACGAGGAAGCGGAGAAGGCATACCGCGAGGCTGAAAAGAAGCTCCACGAATCCACGACCGAGACAGCCAAGCTCAAGAAGGTTGTCGAAGATCTGCAAAAGCGGATTGATGGAGTGGAAAAGAAGGCCGACCCCAACCAGAAAGGCAAGTGGGAGGTTGAGCAGGACCGGATACTCAACGCAACGATAGACGCAGCCAACAAACTATCGACGGATGACCCGGACTACAACATGAAACTGGCTAAAGTATGGATGAAGGGACAGGCGGATATTGCCAAGATAGCCGCGCAGGAAGAACGGGAACGC